CCTTCATGGTTCTTTTTACCCCAAAAACGCCACAGAAAGCCACTATCGGCTCGAATCGGATGAGAACTAGTCATGACGGCTGAAAACGGCTCTATCGGGCTCACAGGGGCTAAGGAAGGGGTAGTAGAACCGCGTTATGGGTCTCAAGTACCCAGAATCATGTCTCCAAGCCTAGATTTACCTTCTAGGGGTCAAGAGATGATTGAGTTTTGCAATGAGATCGGCTTTCCCTTGCTACCCTGGCAAGAACTGCTCGCTATTGAGAGTTTGAAATATAAAGCCGATGGCAGATGGGCTCATCCCCTAGTGGGCATCATGCTTCCGAGACAACAGGGCAAATCTACATTCATGGCGCTTAGGATCCTGTTTGGCATTTACCGACTCGATGAAAAGATGCACCTGGCAACGGCTCACAAACTAACGACCTCAGCTGAAATCTTCTTCAAAGTCGGACAGATGATTGAGGATAGCCATATCCTTCAAGAGAACTTTTTAAAGAAGTACGAATCTAAAGGAAGCCAAGAAATCCGCTTTAAAAATGGCGCTCGTTACTTAATCAGAGCGGGTAACTCAGCTGCTCGTGGTATTGCAGGCCCAGATGTTATCCATATTGACGAATTACGAGAATTTGATACTGAGGATGTTTGGTCAAGCATGCGCTTTACTCAGATGTCCAATAAAAACCCGCAAGCCTATTTCTACAGCAATGCGGGTCATGCTGGATCGGTTCTATTGCTCAAATTCAGAGAACGAGGACTAGCCGCTGCTTCAGGGGCAGATGATTCTATTGGCTGGTTTGAATGGTCGGCTGAACCAGGTGCGGCAGTTGATGATAAAGAAGCCTGGTATCAAAGCAACCCATCATTAGGGCATACAGTCCATGAGGACAATATTAAAGATTCTCTGTCAGACCGTGAGGATATATTTAGGACAGAGATCCTTTGCCAATTTGTTTCGATGATTAATCCAGTCATTTCGGAAGCCGAATGGAAGAAGTGCAAGGATGAATCTTTCAAGCTTGATCGTGAAAAAGATACCTGGATGGCTATTGATTTAAGTCCAGACAGAAAACACGCAAGTTTAGTTGCAGGCCAAAGAATCGATGGCGATAGGTTCATGGTTGCCCTTTTGCAGACCTGGTTTAACCCAGTTTCAATTGATGATAAGCAAATGGCAAACGATATTGCTCCCTGGGTTCGAAAGTTCCCTGTTAATTATGTGGCTTACTCCAAATCAACGGCTGGGGCTGTAGCAGCTCGATTAGCGCCAGCGGGTATCCCTGTTTATGAGATTAACTCTCAGGATTATCAACAAAGTTGCGATGAGTTCGTTTCAGCCGTTTCCAGCGGTCGAATCGTCCATGAAGGCCAAGAGGAATTAGATAAGCAAGTGCTATCGGCAGTCAAACTCCAAAGAGGCGATGGCGGATGGGTCATGGGCAGAAAAGCCTCTGGGATAATCTGTGGAGCTGTATCGGCTGCAATGGTGACACATTTTGCGACACGAGCAGAAACAGAAGTTGATATTCAAATAGGTTAATGGTAAGGAAAATAGTGTATAATTTCTGCAATGGGAATCAAAGAGATATTTTTACCGAAGTCTGCGCCTGAGCAAATAACAGTCGATGCCGCTTCGGCACCTGCACCATTTAACAATACTTCATCATTCAACCCATTTACTTTTACACCATCAACAGCTACTCGCGGACAGGCTATGGCGGTTCCAACAATTGCTCGCGCTAGAAATATTATTTGCTCAACGCTTGCAGGGTTGCCATTAGAAGTTTATTCAAAACTCAATGGCTCACATGTACCAGCACCTTCAGTAATCAATCAACCAGATCCACGAGTTCCGGGCTCTGCTATTTATGCTTGGCTTGCTGAAGATATTTGGCTACATGGAATTGGTTACGGCCAAGTCCTTGAGCAATATGGAGATACAGGACGGGTTCGCGCATGGACTCGTGTTGCACCAGATCGCGTTACACCAAAATTAAATCATAAGCAAACAGAAATTATTGGATACCAGGTAGATGGTTCAGTAGTTCCAAATCAAGGTGTTGGATCTTTAGTCGTATTTTACGGATTAGATGAAGGTTTGCTTAACAGAGCAGGCCGCACAATTCGCGCAGCTCATGCTTTAGAGCAAGCAGCAGAAACATTTGCTAAAGAACCAGTACCGTTGCAAGTATTAAAGTCAAACGGAACAAATCTTCCAGCAGAGCGCATTACAAAACTTCTTGAGTCATGGAGAATGGCAAGACTGAACAAATCTACTGCATTTCTAAATGCAGATGTTGAATTGCAGGCGCTGGGCATCGACCCCGCAAAACTCCAGCTGAATGAAGCTCGTCAATATGTCGCGCTCGAATTGGCTCGCGCCTGCAACCTTCCTGCATATTTTGTAAGCGCAGAAACAACAAGCATGACTTATAGCAACGCTATTTCGGAGCGTAAAGCCCTTATCGACTTTTCAATGAAATATGTTTTAACAGCAATTGAACAAAGATTATCTATGCCTGATTTTGTATCTAGCACTACAGAGGTTCGCTTCTCGCTAGATGAATTTTTGCGTGGAGATCCATTACAGCGCGCTCAAGTCTATGAAATCCTGAATCGTATTGGCGCAATGAGCGTTGAGCAAATTCAAGAAGAAGAAGATTTGATCGATAACAAGGAGAACAGCTAATGAAGATAACAATGCCAGTAACGCTTACAGCGGCAGATACAGAATCTCGAATCATCGCTGGTCGCATCGTTCAATGGAACGCTAAAGGTAACACTTCAGCAGGTGCAACAATGTTTGAGCCAAATTCAATTAAGTTTTCTAAAAATGTTAAATTAGTTTTACAGCATGACCAAACTCGTCCATTGGGTAAATTGATGGAATGGTCTGAAGATGAAACAGGCATTACAGCATCATTTAAGATCGCTAAGACAACAGCAGGCAACGATGCATTAGAAGAAGCTGCTACAGGGCTTCGTTCAGATTTTAGCGTTGGCGTAGATGTTGAGGACTGGGATAACAAGAATGGCGTTATGGCTATTAGCGCATCCAAACTCATCGAGGTCAGTTTGGTCACAGACGGCGCAATACCTGGCGCTGAGGTGCAAAAAGTCGCAGCTGAAGAAAACAAAGTTTCTGAACCCGAAGTTCAGGATGAAACATCAACAACCACAGAAGGAGAACAAGTGTCAGACACTACCGTTCCAGAAGTCGCTCCTGCCGCAGAAACGGTAGAGGCTGCTAAGGTTGAAGTAAAGGCTGCAACAGCACCTTACACTTCAGTCAAAGTTCGTAACCCAATCGTGGATAAGGCTTCTTATCTCGAGCATTCAGTTCGCGCCTCTCTAGGTGACGATACTTCAAAGATGTATGTTGCAGCAGCAGCAGATGTCACAGACAATGCAGGCTTGGTTCCAACACGCCAGCTAACAGAGGTAATCAACGGCATCTCAAATGCAGATCGTCCATTGATCGACTCAGTATCACGCGGCGCTTTGCCAGATGCAGGAATGACATTTGAAATTCCTAAGATCACAGTTGCACCAACAGTTGCTATTGCAGCTGAAGGCGGAACACCATCAGAGACAGACCAGAACGCAGCGTTCGTATCTGTTGATGTTAAGAAGTTCATTGGCCAGCAGACATTTAGCCTTGAGCTACTAGATCGCAGCTCACCAGCGTTCTTTGCTGAGTTGGTTCGTCAAATGGAATACGCATACGCAAAGGCAACAGATGCAGCCGTTGGATCAGCACTTATCGCAGGTGGAACAGATGGCGGAAACCGCACTCTAACCACAGGCGCTCTAGCAGCAGATTTCGTAGCAGATGCAGCAGTATCTATCTACACAAACACTCTAGGATTTGCACAGAACATCGTGGTAAGCCCAGAGCAATGGGGAGTCCTAATGGGCTTGGTCGATTCTTCAAACCGTCCAATCTTCCAGCAGACAATCAACCCACAGAACGCAGGCGGAGACCTAACTGCAACAGCAGTTCGTGGAAACCTTCTTGGTCTAAACCTTCGCGTAGCTCGTAACCTATCAGGTACAGGCGATAACTCAATGATCATCGTAAACCCAGATGCTTACACATGGTACGAGTCACCTCGTCTATCACTACAGACAAACCTAATCTCAACAGGTCAGGTTCAGGTCGGATACTACGGTTATGGCGCAATTGCTACAAAGATCGCAGCAGGCGCATACCGTTACATGGTTGCATAGTAACTAACTAATCATGGGGGGGCGGTTGCTCCCGATCGCTCCCCCAGTCGTTTATTGAGAGGAATTGGAAATGGCAACAATAGTCACACCAGCTGAATTGCGCTCTGTGCTTGGCGTTTCCAGTTCCCTCTATAACGATGCTTATTTAACAGATGTAATCGATACGGCTGAGGCAGTTATTTTGCCTATGCTAGTTAAGTATTCAAGTCCTATCGATACAGTTACATTGCAGGACAACATCGCAACATATGGAGTTTTAGGCGATAACAATTTTGCAGAGGGTCAGAGCGTAGTCATTACAGGCGTTGGCTCCCCATTTAACGGAACATTTACTATTCTTGAATCAAGCAACATTGACATTGAGGATTTTATTGTTCGATCAAGCTCACGCATTTATTTAGATGGCGCTTACAGAGAATTTAACGGTTTCTTTACTGTAGCAATTACAAACGCAAACATTACAGAGAGGAAAGTAATTCCTTCAGGCTTAGCAACTCTTTCAGGCGCTTCTACTTATGTAGGAAACGCAGCCGTAGAGTCAGCAGTCCTAGCAGTATCAGTAGAAGTATTCCAATCCCGTATCGCTCCTGGTGGACAGATCGAAGGCGTAGACTTTACGACTGTTAGCCCATATCGCTTAGGCCGTAGCTTGTTCAATCGAGTGTCAGGACTTCTCGGAGCGTTTATCGATACCGATTCAATGGTGCAGTAATGCCTAACACGATCCTAGATACAGTACGCCAGCCTTTAGCAACAGCCTTTGCAAGCGTTGCAGGCAATGTTTATGCCTATGTGCCAGAGGCTCCTATGGTTCCTTTTGTAGTGACTGTTCCAGATTCACCATATTTAGAGCTTGAGACTATCAATAAGTCTACGCTGCACATTAAGATTAATTTAGTTATATCTGTAGCGGTGGCTTATAACAGCAACCCTGCATCGCTCGACAATCTCGAGCAACTCGTCATAAGTGTTCTGAAGGTGATCCCAGCGGGGTACACAATCGGAGCGGTTGAAAAACCTACAGTTACTCAGGTCGGCCCATCTAATGTGCTGGTTTCCGATATCAGAGTTTCTACCTACTACACACAAACAAACTAAGGATAAATAATGGCAACCACAGTAATCACAGGTCGCGATATTTCTCTATCTTTCACAGGTGGAACAGATATCGAAGCACAAGCAACAAGCGCAGTTCTAACAAAGACTAATGTTCGTGAGACATACCAGACTCTCGATGGCGAAGCTTACAAGACGGTCAATATTGAGGCAGAGTTCGCTCTATCAATGCTTGCAGACTGGGGTAAGGCTAACTCAGTATGCGAAGCTCTATGGACAGCAGCAGAGACAGCACCAGATAACACAATTACAATGACAATGACTGCAGCCACAGGCGCTGTATTCGCGTTCGATGTATTTCCAGAATTTCCTACAGCAGGAGGCGCTGGAACAGATGCTCAGACTGTAGACTTTACTTTCAAGGTACAAAAGGGCGCAGTAACAGAAACATTCAGTTAAAAACTAGAAACGGGAGCAAACAATGCAACAGCAAATAACAATTAAATATAACGATGGATCTGAAGATACCTATCAAGTCAGACCACCAGATTATGCCAAGTGGGAGATGGCCACTAAAAAGGTCATCTCTAACTTTGGTGGTATGTGGGATATTTTGTATGTAGCTCATTCAGCAATGAAGCGAGATGCAGGCGGAAAGCCCGTAAAGCCATTAGAGACTTGGATGGAGACGGTGGCAGATGTCGAGGTGGGAAGCGATGACCCAAAAGCCATCCAAGAGGAAGCGTAAGCCGACTCTTAGTTGATCTGGCAATAGCGACACAGATCCCTATGTCAGAGTGGCAAACAGCAGAAGATATTTTAACCGCAATAGAGATTTTAGAGGAAAGGAATAATCGTGGCTGAACAAACGGCTCTCGATAAAACCCAACTTCGTGCAGTCTTTAAGGCGTTAAAGAATATGGATGAGCAGGCAGTAGACGAAGCCAAGCGCCAGTCTGGTGCTTTAGCAGAATATGCTCGCAAAGAGGTGATTGGTGCTGCATCGGGATTACAGTCTCGAGCAGTTGCCAGTCGCATCGCACAAGGTTCAAAGGTAAAGAAGTCATCTAGAATTGGTGAGATCACTTACGGCTTTGCAGCTCAGAAGTTTTCAGGTGGTGCAACGACTAAGGTACTTTGGGGTCCTTCGGAGTTTGGTACTAATAAGTTAAAGCAATTCCCTGTTTGGTCAGGACCGAATCCTGCGGGTGGTAGAGGTTCTAAGGGTTACTTTATTTATCCAACACTACGCAGAATTCAGCCTTACATCGTAGCTGAGTGGACTAAATCGTTCGATAAGATTTTGAAGGAGTGGACATAATGGCTAAAGATAGTAGAGCCTTAACGCTCAAACTCCTTGCAGATATCAATGACTTTACCAAGAATATCAACAAGGCCGATAATGAAGTAGTTGGCTTTGGTGACAAGGTTACTAAGTTTGGCAAGATCGCAGGCGCAGCCTTTTTAGCAGCAGGCGCAGCAGCAGCGGCATATGCTGGAAAGTTAGCAATCGATGGAGTTAAAGCTGCTATTGAAGATGAAGCAGCCCAGGCTAAACTAGCAACCACATTAAAGAATGTGACTGGCGCTACAGATGACCAGATTAAGGCTACAGAAGATTACATTCTTAAGCAGTCTTTGTTATTTGGTGTTACAGATGATGAACTTCGTCCATCCCTAGATCGATTGACTCGAGCTACTGGCGATGTTACAAAGGCGCAGCAATTACAGTCAATCGCAATCAATATTGCGGCAGGTACAGGCAAGAGCCTACAGGCAGTCACAGAAGCCCTCTCAAAGGCCCAGGAAGGCAACCTAGCAGGCCTTTCCCGCCTCGGTGTAGGTATTACTAGGGCTGAACTTGCCACACTTTCATTCGATGAGGTAACGGCCAAACTAGCTTCAACCTTTGAAGGCCAGGCAACAATCCAAGCGGATACCTTCCAAGGAAAGATGGCTCGCCTAAGTATTGCTTTTGATGAAGCTAAGGAAACAGTCGGATCCTTTATTCTTGATGCCATTACTCCTTTAGTCGAAAACATCGTTACTTATATTGTGCCAGCCGTTCAAGCCTTTGCTAGTGGCATAGGTGGAGAAGGTGGTCTCAAGGCTGTATTCATGGACATTATTAGTGTTGCTAAAACTATTTTAATTCCAATCTTTGAGGGCGTTCAATCTGTCTTTAATAAGGTTAAAGTTGCCGTAAAAGATAATGAAGGAGCTTTCAAGGCTTTGTGGTCATTTACTAAGAATGTCTTAGCACCATTCATGGGCGGGGCTTTTAAGGTTGCGTTCGAAGTAATTGGAACAGTAATTGGAACCACAGTTTCAGCCGTGGGTAAACTTATCAGCGCGTTTCAAACTCTTTTCGAGTGGGGTAGCAAGGTAGCGGGATTCTTAGGCTTTGGCGGATCTAGCAAACCTGCAACTACTAGCATGGCTGGGCCTACACCTCCATCTAACAGCAAAAACCCATTTGTTCCAATCATTCCAAATTCAAAGGGTTTAATGGCTGGTGGATCAAGTGTTACTAATAACATTACGGTCAATGGCGCTATCGATTCAGAATCAGCAGCTCGTCAAATTGTCCAGGTACTTAACCAGTCCTCTTACCGTGGCACTCTTGGAGCAGGAGCGTTAGTAGCAGTATGACACTCTGGAACCCAGATTGGGCAGTAGAGGTAAACGGGGCAGGTGATGTAACAAACCTAGTCCTTTCGGATCTAACGATTACCTCTGGCCGTTCAGATATTTATAGCCAGCCAGTTGCAGGTTATTGCCGCTTTACTCTTAAGAACCTAACCCAGTCGGCCATCGCTTTTGATGTTAATGATTCTATTGTCGTAAAAATTAAAGATTCTACAGGCACTTACATCCCTTTATTTGGCGGAGATATATCAGACATTGATATAGTCGTGGCAACAGGCGAGCCAGCCATTACTCAAAATGTCACAATTACAGCTCTAGGAGCACTATCTAAACTACCGAAGGCATTGACTGAGGGCGTACTTACTAAAGACTTTGACGGTGACCAGATTTATGAGATTTTATCTGAGGTCTTGTTTGACCAATGGAATGAAGTGCCAGCTGCTGAAACTTGGGCCGCTTACGACCCTACGGTAACTTGGGAAAACGCTGAGAACTCTGGCCTTGGTGAAATAGATCGTCCAGGAGATTACGAGCTTACAGCCAGATCGGCTTCTACTACAGATGTTTACTCATTAGTGGCTAGCCTTGCAACTTCTGGCCTTGGTTACATTTATGAGGATGCTTCTGGCCGTATTGGCTATGCAGACTCAACACACAGATCTCAATACTTATCGGCTAATGGCTACGCATATGTAGATGCTGGCTGGGCGTACGCAAGTGGTATAGCAACTTCTAAGCGCCTTGGCGATATCCGTAACAAAGTAACTATTACCTATAAGAATGGCCAGCAAGAGACGGCCGAAGATGGTGCATCGATTGCAGTTTACGGAACTCAAGCGCAAGATATACAGACAAGCATTGAAAACGGAGCAGATGCCCTAAGCCAGGCAGAGTTTTATTTAGACATCCGCGCTTTTCCACAGTACCAATTTAAGAGCATTACTTTCCCAATGACTAACCCTAATATTCCAGATTTATCAAGAGATCAAGCTTTTAATATCTTTATGGGCTTGCCATTAGACATTGAGGATCTACCCCTAAATATCTCAGATGGGCGCTATCAAGGCTTTGTAGAGGGCTGGACTTGGACTACCAGGTTTAATGCTCTAGATCTAACTATTATTGTTTCGCCCGTTGCTTTCAGCTTGCAGGCATTTAGATGGAATTCTGTACCAATTACCGAATCATGGAACACAATAAGTCCTACTTTGGACTGGAATAACGCTACAATAGTAGCCTAATCAAGGAGACAAATGGCAACGACTACAAACTATGGGTGGACTACCCCAGATGACACTAGCCTTGTTAAGGATGGCGCAGCAGCTATCCGTACTCTTGGTTCGTCTGTAGATACCACCACCAAAGCACTAAACCCTTCAACAACACTTGGCGATATTGAGTATCGCTCAGCCACAGCTAACACAAACACTCGTTTAGGCATTGGTACGACTGGTCAAGTATTGACAGTTAGTGGTGGTGTTCCAGCATGGACAACGCCAACAGGTAGCACGCCTAATTTTACTTTACTTAGCACAACTACATTTGCAGGCGCAACCACAACTATTTCAAGCATACCTGCTCGCCGCACTTTGCGAGTTATAGTCGAGAGTGCCGCGGTTTCAGATTCTTTTCCGTCAATACTAGTTGTAAGGTTCAATAGTGATTCTGGTTCGAATTACGACACATCGACTGTCGTACTTAGCCGTCCAAATGCTTACCTTGCAGCCTCATTGACATCAGGTAGTTTTCTCGATACTGGCTACTCGATAGCTACAAAAAACAATCAAACAGGTGGGGTCTATAACGCAGGATTTATTATAGATGCAGCCGATACAACAGGCGCAAAAGTGTTTTCATCTACTGGGTGTGGTCAAGCCTCAGGCAGTCAAGAACAACAAGCTATGCGTTTGGTTGAAGGTATGTATCTTGGTGGGGCAGCAATTTCAAGCATCAGTTTTTCAAACAATAATAGTGCAAATTTTAGCGGTGGAACTGTACGAATCTATGGGAGTGTGAACTAATGAAAATTATAGAAAAAGAATTCAACATTGCAACAGGCGAAGAAACAATTACTGAGCGTGACGAAACCGCTGCCGAAACAAAAGCGCGGTTAGATTTTGCTAAACAAGTGGCAGCATTAGCAGCCGTGGAAGCCGAAGCCAAAGCAGCCAGAGCCGCTGCACAGGACAAACTTGCAGCACTCGGGCTGACCACAGATGACCTTAAAGCACTTGGCTTGTAATGAAAGCTCGACTTAGTAAATCGGTTATCCAGTTAAGAGAGCAGGCAGACGATGCTTATCCTGACAGAGACCGTAAAAGTGACGGCACGATCGGAGATGCAAAGCACTCAACCCGAAAGAGCGATCATAACCCTGACCCTGATACAGGGATTGTCCGCGCTATCGATCTCGATGCTGATTTCAATGGACAAGCCTCTACGGCTGCTTACATTGCCGATCAGATACGAATTGCAGCCAAGTC